CCTCCCATTTCTTTAGTAGGAACGTAAGCACCGATAACATCATATGTATGATTAGTCACAATCATAGGAATATTTGCTTGACCAAGTTTTAGAGTAAGCATTCTGAATGCACCTTTGATGAGTTGGGATTTGGTCATGTCCCGAACTTGTTTGTCGTTGAGTGCGTCAGTAATCTCTTTCTCAGTAGAAAGCATACCTAAAGAGTCTAGCACAAACATACAAGGTTTGCGTTCTTCTACAGGTTTTTTTGAGTAGATGTCCACTGCCTTGAGTGCCTTACTACGAAACTCTTCTACTGTGACAACATTTACAACTACAGTTCGATTGAGATCAACTCCACGACTTTCTAGGAGTGACTTATTAACAGCTGCCTCAGTATCAAAGTATAGGCAATAACCATCAGGATTGGTATCAAGAAAATTCTTGACCACAGCAAGACTAAAGAAGGTTTTTCCCGTAGACGACTCACCAGCAATTGCAGTGATCTTATTACCAGAAACCCCACCAAAAATACTCCCCGAAACAAGGGCATTAAAAATGTAAGAACCTGTGTCCACGTAAGTTTCGGTTTCATCGATGTCGGCAGCTAGTTTGGTGTAGTCGTCGCCAATTTCTTTTACAATATCTTTAAGGAAGTCCATATCAATTACCAATAGATTAACAGTATAGCATCAAGAGAAGAAGGAATCAAGAGTTGCTACTTTCTCAACTTTCCATCCAATTGCATCGAGAATTGCCTTCAAAGGTTCCAAGAAACTCTTATCAAACTGCAAATCATAATCAATATAAGATACAATTCCAAGTTCCTTAGGAAACTCTTGAATGAAAGAAATTACATTCTCATAAATTGGATTTGGTTTTTTGAGATACAAAAACTTTATCTTTTCTCCATTCTGAATAAGTGAATATTTATTTGTTAGTTTTTTGTCCTTTACGTAATGATTATACAAAAGTGCTCCACGAACATGAATGGGTGTTCCTTTAGAATAAATTTCAGAAGAAGACTTCCACTTAATTACATCAGAAACAGAACGTGGAAAAGCAATTTCCTCTGGTGATAAGGATTTGAATTTTTTACGACAATTATCAATGTAATCAATCACGTCATCTTCAGTTCCACTCATCATAAGTTTGAGAGCATCTTTAATCATCTGACGACAAGGTGCTGGTGTAGAAGATTTAACTGCCTCAATTCCCATCATCTTTAGTTTAGGTTCAGAGTATTGAACGCCTTCACTATTCCACACATTGAGAATATATCTCTTCTTTGCGGTCCAAATTCCACGCTCGGCAATGTTCTCACGTTTCATCTGCATCTTCTGATCATAGGCATTCACGTATTCTGCCAGTTCTTGATAAGAACCTTCAATATACTTTTCAAATTCCACTTGACAGATCTTATCAAGTACCGAAACAACGCTTTCAGAAGTTTTCTCTCTTCCTTTGAATAGTTTATCGACCAAAGGACCCATGTTGAGATAGATAGAATCAGTATCAGAAGCAATAACATAATCAACTTCATCAGTTTTTAGAATTTTATTGAGGTGTTTATTCATTTTATTTTCAATCCAACGGATTGATACTTGACCAGAGAGAGTAATAGCTTCCGCGTTGGCAAGCTTATAATACCTAAAATACTGATTACCAATAGCACCATAAGCACTATTAAGTTGAATTTTACGTGCCATCTGAATATTATTGCACCTAGCAATTTCTTTTTCAAGTTCCTTAGTAGGTGTCTTTTCATAGTCCTGTTTGGCGGCAAGCATTTTCTTCTTATAGATGGTTCTATCCTTGTAAATTTTATCCATCAACTCTGGAAGAAAACCACGAACATTTTTACGATACATTGCGCCATTAGCACATACCGCATTATCTTTATACATCTCAAAAGTCAATTCTTCATTAAGAATTTTATCTACAGTCACACTTGGATGACGTTGCTCTAAAAGTGTCTCTGGAGAGATGTTGTATTGCATAATCAGGTGTGGGTATAGAGAGTTAAGGTCAAAACTCACAACCCAATCATACTTACCAGGAACAGGTTCTTTTACATAAGCACCAGCATACTTATCATCCTTTTCTGAACGAACAATCGGTGGAATAACAATGTTCTTCTTTTTCAGGTAGTTGTAGATAATTGTATCCCACATACGAACCTGAGAAAATACATCAGCATAGTTTGCTTTTGCGTCATATGCCATCACAATTGCAAGTTCAATGAGTTTCATCTTGTCCTCCAATCGGTCAACAAGTTCCACGTCAATGATGTTGTATTCTACAAACTTTTGCCATCCTTTGGTGTAGAAGTCTTTAAAGGTATCAAACTCTGAGTGGTCTAGTTTTTGTGCCCCGAGTTCTACAGATGCAATGTAATCAAGACGATATGATTCTTGTGCTTTATAAGTAAATTTCTTATAAAGAGTTAGATAGTCAAGTTGTGTAATACCACCAACATCATAATAAATTTGCTTGCGTCCAGAAATAATAGTTTCTCTTTCAGTCACCAATCCCCAAGGAGAAAGACGCTTCATCAACTTTTCACCCAAGACGCGATCAATACGACGGACCAAATAAGGCATATCGTAAAACTCACTGTTCCATCCAGTAACAACTTCTGGAGTATTCTCCTCAATCATCCACCAGTTGATAAAATCATTCAGAAGATCATACTCGGTATCAAATCCCTTATAAAGAACATTCTTTTGCTTATTATTGAAAGAACCTTTACCCCAAGTTCGGATTTGCTTTGTAGCATAATCCTGAACGGTGATCAGAAGAACTTCTTCGGCAGCAGATTCTACATCAGGGAATCCATTCTCAGATGCAACCTCAATATCAATGGTAGAGATTTTGATCTTGTTTGTATCAAACTTGATTTCATCTTCAGGATACATTTCAGAGATGTATTGATAGATGAACCTTTCGTTCCCACAAACACTAAAGTTTTCTACATCTTTATACTTTTCAATAAAATCCCGACATTCACGAACAGTTCCAGGTTGAATAGATTTAACATAGTCTCCATTCAGTGTTTTATGTTTTGTTTTCTTATTTGAAGGGACAAAAAGAGTTGGATTAAACTTCTCTCGGCTCGCAAAATGTTTACCATTTTCATATCCACGAACAAGAAAATGGTCACCAACCATCTGGACGTTTGTATAAAATCGCATTATTTAATCAAAGTTTGATACTTTTCAAGAAGTGTTGGTTTAGGTTCAGCAAGAGTAAGAATCTTGTCTGAAGAAATCATATACTTATTATCGGAAGTAAAGTCAATTAACCAAGGAGATAAAGTAAGATCGGACTGATTTAATAAGAAAGGTTCAGTCAATCTACAATCAGGTTCTCCAATTTCTGAAGTTACTTCTTCAATCTGACTGATCAGAATCTGATTGTTCATCAACAGAATCAACTTTATTGGTTTCATTTAAAATTTGCTCCTCATACATTTTTTTAAGTCCAAGTGTTGGTTCCAATGCTGTAACCAGAAAATCTGGAACAATTGGAACTATCGTATCTCCAGAAAATTTTGGCCAGGGATGAAGAGAAATACTCATTTGCTCTTTTTCATCTCCATCTTGATTTGTAATCCTATACTTACCATTTACATCAATAGTGCAAGGTTTCTCCAAGATATAAGTAATCAACTTACCTTCATCAAATCCTTCTTTGATGTCAGCAATAACTTTTTCACCCGATTTGAATACAACAAGTTTTACAGACATAATACTCCAACGCTTAGTAAGATTTTAGCACAAAAAAAGAGGGGTTGCAACTGGATTTTGCCAGTAACCCCATCTTTCTGCACCGACGATATTTGGTAGCCCAGTATTATTTAGAGATAATCTTTACGTTGATGGTGCTCTGGGACGATTTTTCCCAAAACAACACTCAGTAACCCATCCTCAAAAGTAACTGATCTAACTTCCGTTTCATCTGAGAGTGTCCAAGATCTGGTGAAAGATCTCTGAGCCACTCCTCTATGGATGTACTCTCTTTCAGTTTCTTTATCTTCTTTTCGTCCTTCGACAAAAAGTTTTCCGTCTTGTGTATAAACATTTACTTCTGCTTTTCTGAATCCTGCAAGTGCTAGTTCTAGTCTTGATTCTGTATTGCTGACTTGAACTAAATTGTATGGTGGATAGTTTGCCGTTGTTTCGTGCAATTTAAACAAACGATCAAAGTATTCGTCCATACCAATGCTGTTTCTATTTATGCGTTCCAGAAGAGCAGGAAGATCCGCAGCAGCATACCGTGCAAGGTTAGTCATTTTTACTTCTCCTTAAAAAGCGAGATTTGATTGTGTGGACCCCGAAGGCATCCATCTTATATATAGCATCAAACAAAAAAAGAGGCAAGGAGTAAAACCGAACCTCTTTATAGGGTGTTCCGATTGTAGAGTGTGCCACACGAAAGACACGTAGTTATTTATCAGTCTTCTTGTGGTTTTGTCTTTTTGCCGATATTATACTTTTGTTCAAGAATCCATTCATCCTTTTCTTTATAAGGAAGAACTTTAATTTGATTCAATGGTGCAATATCAGTAATTAACTCTGGTTTAACGACATCAATCAGTCCCCAATCAAACAGAAGTTTTACGATACGGTTGCGTCTCTGAACGTCATTTACCGTAAGATTTGCCCTTTTACCATCAAGAGCAAAGAGTTCTTTGAAATGGGTAATATAGTATCTACCCTGCTTATGAAGAATATGAGCACTTTGGTAAAGTTTCTTTTCTTTTCTAGAAGCAACTCCAATACGAGTCAAAGTCTCTCTTACTTTCAGAAAATCATCAGGTTCACCAAGTGTAACCTCAACCATCATGTCTGGTGCCCACTGCACCTGTGCCTCAACAATTTGATTTGCCATTCTGTCCACCTTTTTCAAGTCGCTGTTTAATAAAATTAAGTTGTGTATTATTTAGGATTTTCAAAGCTTGAGATGCCTTTTCATTACTATAACCATAGTATTGTTTTACGATCTCAATGTCCTTAACCTTATCTTTTCGGATCCAAGGTGAGAACCTTTTCCTTTTCCTGATGCTATTTAGATAGAAAAAATACTGCATATCCTTTTGAAGATGAGCATTCATGTTCATCTCATTCGCATAAAGAATGCTATCAACATGTCCAGACATACAGCGATTAATAATGTAAGGTGGGTATTCTTTTACATTTGATGAGTCTTCCATCAGGTTTTCTTTTGAGAAATTGATAGAATTCAACCAGTCTTTCAGTTCCATTATTTAAATACGGCAGTAACACTTACAACTTTAGATCCAGGATTCCGTGCAAGAGCAACTTCTCTTGCATTCTGATAATCCGTAGCAATCACTTCTTCAGTAAAGACTTGCCCTGCCTTATACAATTTCACTTCGCATTTCATAATTAAATAACAATAATTCTTTTCTTTGTTTCTGCTCTCTCATATACTCACCAACTGACCTCATCGTATAAGTAAGGTCAAACTCAGCAGCATTCCAGTTTTGGAAACGATCTTTTACCAATTGATCAGAGTTGTAACTAATCAATTGAGGAAGAGAACAGGCATCACAATCAGCAGCAAACTTATCGTGATCAAATCCTTTGTGCATTGATCCCTTGTTCCCATAGAGATTATCCTTAATGTCATAAGGGGGATCGAGATACATAAAAACTCCATCATCGTTACTCATCAAATAGTCGTATGAGTAGTTGGTGATACGCCAGTTTGCGATTAGTGCAGAATATGCAGGCAACTTTTCGATTCCACGCAAACTAAAATTAGAAACTGATGCTTGTTGTGAAAATGATGAACTCTCTGTGAGACCACTAAAAGAGCATTTATTTACGATGTAAAAAGCAATTGCCCGTTCTAAATTAGTTTGATGATTATCATTAACGGCAATCTTAGCATCATTAAAAAGAACTCTTGCCTTATCTGGTGTATTATTTGCTGTCTTAAGATCTACAAGTTGATTTTTAATATCATTACCAAACATCTGGAGTTGTTGCCAAAAATTAACCAGAGGTTCATACAAATCATTTACCCAAATGTTTAAATTTGGATACTTCTTTGTGACATGAATTGCAACACTTCCGCCACCAAGAAATGGTTCACGAAATTCCTTGTAGTCTCTAAGATCTGGAAAATATGGATCCATCTTGATGCAAGCACGAGACTTGCCTCCAGGATATCTTAGACAAGTTTTAAGAGATTTCATAGGTAATCGGTTTCATTACTAATTTCTTCAGTAGCAGCATCAATTAGTCTATTAAAACTTTCTGCCATAGATCTATAACCAATTCCAACATAAAGTTGTCCGAGAACAACAGAAACTGTAGCAATTCCCCAGAAAATATAATAAAATTTTGATTTTACTTGATGTTGCTTGTTTTCCATAATCACATAATAAGTTTCTTTTCTTCTGGAGTAATAATCTTACTCCCATAAACCTCATTATACTTCTTGGTAATGCTCGAATCAACTTCGGCAATGTATACAATGTGATTTCGAGATACTGTAATCTCAGGATTACTTCTATCAATCACAGTTGCCCAAGGAGCAAATCCAACAGAACCATTAGCAGTTGGAAGTACAACCAGACCATTCTGTACGGTCACAGTTGTTTCATCTTCAGTGAGAAGTTCTGCGACAACTTCTTCACCAGTTACGATACGAAATAGTTTTACATTCATTTGAAGTTATACTCCATCATAGCATTTTTAACTCTAGAATCTGTTTCAGTTTCAATAAGAATTTGAATTTGTTCTTTTCTTGCTTTTTCAAAAGCAGCAGAAGCTTCTTCTATTGTAGCATAATATCCAAGTCCTGTTCTCTTACCACCAATGGGGGTAATTTGAGCACGATATGGATTTGGACTTTTACCTCTTTTCCAAGTAGAGTTCCAACAAACTCCTCTTGGCAAGTCTCCTTTAGCAGCATTAGGTTTAAACCAAGAATTGACAATAGGACGAACCATTAAACATGTGTCAGGTCCATAAATTTTATTACCAGGAATCAAAATATCTTTATCAATCTCTTTGTTCTCAAAGTCATCCCATTTTTCAATCCACTCTTTGAATACTGAAAGTTTATACCATCTTGAATCAAGAGTACAACCAAGATAGGATGTTTTATTTTGTTCATTTATCCATTTTGGGTCTCTATTATCAGTTCTCCTAATAATACCACTCCAAGTTTTCCAGGTTCGTGTTGATGTGAAGTAGGGAATCATTACATCATTGATTCCCACCCCATAAACAAGACTACGAAGTTCTGGACGGGGACCAGATTTTCCTATGACAGAAGAAGAATCTCCTCGCCCTATTGCACTAAAATTACCCCATCTGTCTATAAATCCATTCGGATATTTTCTAGTGTAACTCATTTAAAGTTACACTCACACATTAGTTCAGTCAACGCCGCCAGAAGATTAATTTCTTGATCTGCGACAAACGCAATCTGATACTGATACTTAGCAATAATAAGCACAGCAGCAGGA